CGCCAAGGACCAGCCGGATGAAACCGAAATCCGTTCCATGTCCGATCTGGACACGGAATACCGTGCCAACGAAGGCCGGTTCCGGGCCGCCCTGATTGCGGAGGATGAGGAGCGCCGGGAAGCCGGTGCCGATCTCGAAACCCGCGAGAACCGTGAGTGGTCCGAGCTGGTCGCCGATTACGAAATCCGGCAAGTCGCCCTCCACCTGGATGAAGGCATGGCCCTCGAAGGCCGTACCGCTGAGGTGGTCCAGGAGCTGCGCAGCCAAGGCGGCTATCGCGGTATCCCGGTGCCGTTCGAGGTGCTGGAACAACGTGCCGGCGAAACGGTTGCCGGGGGTATCTCTGATCCGGTCCAAACCCAGCCGATCATCGAGCGCCTGTTTCCGAACAGCGTGGCGGCGGCCATGGGGGCCCGACTGGTGAACATCGCCAGTGGTCAGGTTGAATACCCGGTCACCACCAGCGCGGTGTCTGCGGGCTGGGCGTCCAGCGAAACCGGCAGTGTCGCGGGGCCGACCGCCTACGCCACTACGGACCGCACGCTGAAACCGAATCAGAACCTGGGTGTGACGATGAAAATCACCCGCCGGGCCATGAAGCAAACCGCCGGCATCGAGCAGGCCATTCGCCGTGATCTGCGCGGCGCGATTCAGGCCGAGCTGGACAAAGCGGCTTTCCAGGGCTCCGGTTCCTCCGGTGAGCCGCTGGGCATCATTGCCGGCCAATCCACCTATGGTTACGACGACACCGCGCTGGGCTCCGGTTCAGGCGCCAACGTCACTTGGGCTGACTTCCTGACCGCCATGGCCACGTTCATCACCGGCAACGCGGCCACCAGCCCTGCCGACGTGCGCATTCTGATGCGCCCCGAAGTCTGGGCGAAGCTGGATGCTGACAAGTTCGATGCGGGCTCTGGGATTACCCTGTATGACCGGCTGGTGAACAAGGCGGGCACTGTGGTGGCTTCCGCCAATGCGCTGGCGGCGCCGGCCAGCAACCTGAGCAAGGTGTTGCTCACCACCACTGCCGGCGGTGTGGCGCCGTTCTTCCTGGCCACCTGGGGCGCTGTGGACCTGATTCGCGATCCGTATTCCGATGCGGCTTCCGGCGGGCTGCGCCTGACCGGCCTGGTGACGGCGGACGTGACGGTATCCCGGCCCGCGCAGATTCAGACCCTTTCCAAGGTGAAGGACAGCTAAGATGCTTCACGGCGGCGACCTGGGCCACCTGACAGTACGGACGGAAGCGGACGGCAGCCGGATTATTTCTGGCCGCTTTCCGTACAACTCGCTGGCCACCCTGAGCGATGGGGGCCGGCGGGGTCGCCCGCGCAAGGAACGGTTCAAGCCGCGCGCCTTCCAGCATTCCGTTGAATCCGACGAACAGGAAATCAACCTGCTGTTCGGCCACGACTTCGACAAGCCGCTGGCCAGCAAGCAAAACGGCACGCTGACGCTCAACGACACGGCGGAGGCGCTGGAATTCGAGGCCCGGCTCTCCCCCGAGGTGGCCGAGACGACGCACGCCAAGGACGCCATCGCGCTGATCGACTCCGGGCTGGCCAAGGGCATCAGTCCCGGCTTTCGGATTCCCCCGGAGCGCGCCGTCAAAAACGCTGAGGTTGTCGAAGCGGAAAATCCCGCTTTGGGTCAGGCTCTGATCCGCACGATCAACGCGGCCATTCTGTATGAGCTGTCCGTTGTCACGCGCCCGGCCTACCCGGAAACGCAAGTCGAGGCCCGCAACTGGAAGCCGGACACGGCCCGCCGGCCCCTGACGCACTGGGGGTACCGATGAAGTTGCTCTCCCAGACCGAAGGCCAGCCGAACGACTACCCGGACGTGACCAGTCTGACCACGGAGCAGGCCGCCCTGAATCTGCCCGCGCTGTGGCAGCGTATCGAACACTGGATTGCCTGGCGCTGGGCCGAGCGGACGGTGACGTGGATCGTCGAGGGTGAGGGCGATTGGTTTCCGCCGCTCACACCCTACACGATCACCACCGCCGAACGCTGGACCGGCTCCGAGTATGAGGCGGTCAGCCTGAACGATGCGCCCCTGGGGCTGCGCCTGAACGGCGGCACCTATCGCATTACCGCCACGGTGGGCAGCACCGAGACGCCCCCTGGCGACGTTCTGGAAGCGTTTCGCCGACTGGCCGAGTATCTGGCCGCCGACAACTATCTGGGGCCGGTCAACAACAACCTGGACACGTCCATGGCTGATTTCCATTTCAGCGCCCGCCGGGCTCAAAACTGGCACGCCCGCGCCCTCGAATACTCCGGGGCGGCGGACCTGCTGCGGAGGTACCGGACGGCATGAAACTGGATCCGTTGTTTCAGAATGTGATTGACGGCACTTTCCGCCAGTTCGGGGCGGCAGTGACGTTGCGCCGCACTGAAAAGGGCTACGATCCGATCAGCGGCGGCACGACGGTCATTAGTCAAACCGATTACACGCCCCCCGCATCCCCTCCGGCACAGTACAGCCAAGACATGATTGCCAAGGGTCTGGTCAGCCAAACCGACCTGAAAGTCAGCCTGTCGGCGAAGAGCCTGCCGGTTGTTCCGAGCCTGGGCTACACGAATAGCGCCGGCAACACCGTTACCGACACCATCCTGTTCGAGGGCGATGAATACCCGATCAAGCTGATCACCCCACACTATGCCGGCGATGAGGTGGCCATGTACGAATTGCAGGTGGGCAAATGAGTTTCTGGGATCGAGTGTTTCGCCGTGACGCCCCCGAGAAGCGCCAGAGCTTCACGGAGATGGCCTTGCAAGCGCGCTACGACACGCTGACGGGCCGACGCGGTATCGGCGAGCTGACGGCCACGGTACAAGGCTGCGTGGCCCTGTGGGCACAAGGGCTGTCTCTGGCCACCACGGATGAGCCGCTGCTGACCCCGCCAGTGCTGGACATGGCGGGCCGCTCGCTGGGACTGAAAGGCGAAGCCCTGTTCCTGATCCGGGATCGGCTGATTCCGGTCTCTCAATGGGACTTGTCTACCCGTGGCGGCGCCCCCGTGGCTTATCGCGTCACGGTGCCGGACGTGGGCGGTGGCCGCTCCGAGACTGTTCTGGCCGGCGAGGTCTTGCATTTTCGAGTGGGGGCCAACGTCGCCACTCCCTGGCGGGGCACGCCCCCGCTTCATCGCGCCAGCCTGACCGCTGGGCTACTCCAATCCGTCGAGGAGGCTTTGACCGATGTATTCAGCAACGCGCCGCTGGGTAGCGCAATCGTACCGATGCCTGAAACGGGTGATGTTGACAACGCCCGGCTTGCCGGAAGTTTTCGTGGCCAGCGCGGTCGTGTTCTATTGCGTGAGAGTGTGAACGTCACCGCCGCCGGTGGTCCAGCCCCGACCAGCGACTGGCGGCCCTCTGATCTGACCCCGGACCTGTCCAAGGCCATGACGGCGGAGACGCTCCAGGCGGCCCGTGACGGCATTGCCTACGCCTTCGGGGTGCTGCCCATCCTGATGAACAACACGACCACCGGCCCGGCTGTCCGTGAGGCTCAGCGCCACCTGGCTCAATGGCAGTTGCAACCCATCGCCACGATGATGGCGGCGGAGGCCACCGAGAAGCTGGGCAGTGCCGTGAGCATCGACGCCATGGCTCCGCTCCATGCGTTCGACACTGGTGGCCGCGCACGGGCGCTGTCTGGCGTCATTCAGGGGCTGGCCCTGGCGAAGGAATCCGGCCTCACCGATGAACAGGTCACCGCCGCCATGAAGTTCGCTGGCGTCGAGTAACGATTACTCCCCCCGCGCCACACGGGGCGCCTTCGGGCGATATGTTGTGTGGCAGTGGTCCCCGGTACCACTTCGGGAAAATCCGGACGCCCGCCTGGTGGATGCCCGGCGGGCTTTTTTGTGCGGCCAGCAAGATCAAAGTGGGGGTATATTTGGGGGTATCAGGTCAATATTGAAAATATGAAATACATGTGAATCAAGTCGTTATGAATGTTTTTCGAATCCTCCCCGGGCGCCATACAAACGAAAGCGGCTCCCAACGGGAGCCGTTTTCGTTTGTATCTCGTAGTGGGGAGTTATTCAGCAGAACCCCCCGGTTCGACAAGCCCGGCAAAGCCGGGCGCAGGGCGGAGCC